TGGGCAGTAAGAAGCTCCAGATATTTTTGGATATCTTGCTGCAGAAGAGGTCCATTGACCAGATGGGAAATGCAAATTTCCATTAACCAAACCTGTTCCAGGCCATAGCATATCCTTTCCTCCGACACCGTCTTGTTCTAAAAAAAGTTTGACATAAAAAGCTCTAGATACAGAAGCGTAATAATCATTTAGCATAAAGTTTGGTACTTGAAAAGTAAGCGGCGTTGAAGTTGAAGTTATTATTGCTTTTTGAATAACGCCACTAGAAGGGTTTATTGTTATTGATGCAACTGAGCCTAGGTCATTTAAAACCAAACCATGCGAGCCAATAGATAAAGAAGATATTACTCCATTAGAGATACCCCCACCTTCTGAAATAAAGTCTATACTTCCGCCTAGTGTGGCTATTCCTCTATCTATATTTGAAACTATGACTTTGCTAGCTTCGACAATTCCATCGTCTACTGTTCTATGGATTTTATTTATTTCATTTGCCCCCGCTGTAATCAGGGTTCCAGACATATATACCAAACCAGAAACATCAATAGAAGTTGTTGATATTTTAATTTTACTGTCAGTTCCGCTTCCGCAACTTATAAATCTTAACGTAGAGTCAATTCCATTGTTTGAATTGCTTAATCTTAATAAATCCTTGTAAGTTTCTGAAGGAGTATATCCAGTTAAAGGTGTTCCCATATTTTATATACCCTTTAAGCCTTTCCGTTTATGAATAGTTTAAAGTAATTATCTATATAACCCAATCCACTGCAAAAAATATCTAATTGACCTGTGCTCGAAGGCATTGCTCCGCTGATATAAGCGCTTATATTATTATTAATTGAATTATGACCAGCCATAAAAACAGTAAAATCTCCAGAAGAAGATATTTCATCGTTTTTTGCATGTAAAAACATGTTTAAATCACTTGATTTTAATCCTTCTCCAGAGTTTTGAATAAAAAGAGGCATTGAATTGTTTAAAAGGCCTCTATATTTACCGGACATAAATAAAGAAAAACTGTTGGTAGATCCAGAAGCTGAGTTTTGAACGTAAGGAATATATTCCCAGTCTTGACAAAAATAGGATGCTGAAACATCACAAGATAAATTATAGGATTGCCATGGAGAGCCTAAATCTTGCCAGACCCCAGGTTTAGAATAAGCCGCCAAATATAAAGATAAAAAACCGCTAGATGATTCTTTAGCGTAAAGAGATAATGGTAAAACCCCGGAAAGTAAACCTGGCGCACCAGATGCAAAAAGAGTGAACCCGGTTGATGCGGAATCAAAGGCGCCATTATAAAATAAACTTATTGATCCTGTTGCTGGCATTTTAACCTGTTATTTCTGGTACAGTTATACCAGATCTTCTAAAAGCTTCTCTGATTCTTTCTGTTAATCTATTAAATATTTGGTTACCAACCTCCTCTAGAGATCGATCTACTTGATCAAAATTAAATTTGACATTTATGTTATCAACGCCTGTAATAGCCAATTTAATTTCTGATGGAATAGAGGCTATTGCTTTAGTTAAATTGCTAACTTCATTGCCTATTACAGCTAGGTTACCGTCTAAATTATTTGCTAATTCTTCTTGGGCCTGTACTCTTTTTAATCTTTCGTCCTCAAGTTGTTTAATTAAAGTTTCAGCTTGTTGAACATTGTTTTGAATATTTTGAGGGCCTATTGCAACTCCTGTAAGAGACGATATTGTACCAGCTAAAGAGCCTCTGATCGCCGCTAATAGCTCTTCTCCAGACACGCCGGTTCCAACAAATTCATTAGTGCCAACCGTTTGTAAAAAAGATCTTAATTCATTTATTTGTTGAGAAGTAAAGGTTGAAAGGTTTGCAGCAATTGATTGCGCTATTGCTGAACTAGTTTCTATTTGTGTTAATCCTAGAGAACCGAAACCAGGAGTTGATTTAGCTACTTGATCAATTAAAAATCTAGCGTCTTCAGCGCTTCTCTGTATCTTTTGTTTATTTAGTAACTCATCTATTCCTGAGCCAGAAAATACTTGACCTATAAAAGCTTCTAATGTATTTCTTTGCGCCTGTATTTTATTATTGACAACATCAACTTCTTCAGCTAATATTTTAAAAGCATCTTGAGCTTTGTTTAAAAACAATTGTATAGAGTTTTCAACCAATCCTCTAGCTGTAGCTAGATCAGCGGCCACCGTTGCGGCAGATGATCCACCTCTAACGCCACCGGAAATACCAAATTGACTTAAAAGTTTATTAATAGAACCTATAGCTGGCAAACCTATTCCACCCGTGCCAACTGATCCTGATTGAATTCGTCTCTGCACTTCAATTTGAGCTTGTTTTATTAGGTTTATAAGTTGACCCGCTCCTGAAATGTTTGAAGGTGCAACTCTTTCACCCAATAAAGCTCGTTGATTTGCAGAAATTTGATCTTGAGATTCTCTAGATCCTATTAGCCCTAAAGAAGACCTTATGCCAACTATTGAATTTGCTGTTTCTATAGATAGTCTTGAAACCTCAAATTCAGCTTCCTGTCTTTTTATGCTAGAAGAAACTAGAGCTTCTGCTATTTGAAGCTGTTGCTCCAACTGAAAGTTTTGAATGTCAATAAGCGCATTTGCCTGTTCTATAAGCGCTCTTCTAGACTCTTCTAAGCCTAGTATTCTCTCTCCAGCCTTAATGTCTTTAGATTCTATTGCTGAAGCTATATCCTTCACGTTAAAAGGTAATGTTTGGGTACCGCCCGCCAATATATCTAAAAAGGCTTTGCTGTTCGGACCTATATTTTCTAAATCTGCAAAAGTTCTTCTAATCTGCTCAGCAATTGTAAAAGTTGTCTCGAAACCTCTGATTGCAGATAAATTTTCCGACTCGGCTTCTGCTAGGGCGGTATTTCCACCTATTCCCTTTAATACATCATCGTTTAATAAATTTAAAGCGTTGTTTCTTAATGCTATGTTTTTAGTAGAAGATAATTCTGAGATAAAACCGTTTATTATACTAGATAATTTTTGAGTTTCAGGAGAAACTGTGTTTATGGGCTGAATGCCAAATCTAGATATTAAATTAGATGCGCTTTGCAGACTAGAGGTAGAACCTAGGTTTTGAACTCTAGGAACAGAAAAAGCGTTCTCAATAATATTCTTTATAGATCCTATATCTAAGTTTGATCTCTTGAAACTCTCTGAAAACTTAGTTATAGCATTTGTTTGGGCGTCAATTGTTCTTACCAAAGAATTGGATAAAAGTGAAAGATTTTTACCAGCTTCGTCAGATATTTCAGATAAGTTTTTAACAGAAAAAGTTAACTCTTCAAAAGAGCCTGAAGAATTTATTAAAGGATCTAATGCCTTTGCTATTTCTTCACGAGAAAATTTAATTCCGCCAAAATCTATATTTGATATTTCTTCTATAGTTGTCTTTGCTGCCCTTCTCCTGTTTTCGTTTGTATCAATATCTAAATTTTGTAAAAATGTCGATCTTATAAGAGCGTTTATTTTACTAGATACGCTTTTTAATTCATCAAAATTTTCTTGAGATATGCCTGAGAAAGAACCATCTGCTAGTTTAACTAAAGATTCATTTAATCTAGCATCAGCTGTAAAAGTATCTATATTTTCTGGCAAGCCTCTGATTAATACTTTAGATAATTCTTTTTTACTTTTTTCATCAGCGTTAGTTAAAGTTTCTTCTAAAAATGAAGAACCAAAACCTATTCTACCCTGAGATATTCTTCCTGATCGTATAGACTTTTCTAAGTTAGCGGCGCCAAAACTCAATCTAGTTTGTGTTCTTAATTTAGAAACCTGATTTTCTATGGAAGAATTTTCTAAGGCTGTGGTAATTGCTCCTAATATACCACCTACTACCGCTCCTATGGCCGCACCCTTTGGGCCAGCTACTAATCCAATTAAAGCTCCCGATGTGGCTCCAGAAGTTATACCAGATATAAAACTTTGTTGCTTTGGAGAAGCTCCCAAAGCTGGGGCGGCGGTATTGACTATTCCTGGTAGAAGAGAAGCCAAACCTATTCCAAGGATTGGGTTAATTCCAGAACCAAATAATCCGCGGCCACCAAAGAACCCTCTTCTTCCAGAAGAAGCGGCTGCAGCTCCAATAGCAGCTGCTCCAGCAGGTCCAGCAGCTCCGCTAGCTGCTGCAGTTCCTAAAATACCGGCTCTAAATGTGCCTATTGCCGCAGTAAGATTTTGAAGAGACTGCGTATTTAATTGAACGTTTACGCTATTTTGCCTGTATGCAGCTATTGCGCCTCTGATTATACCTGTCAAACCAACTAGTAATGATGAAAAAATAAGTGGATTAATGAAATTAGAGGCTGTTTGATTTTGGCCAACAGAGCTTAATGCGGTACTTAAACCTGCTGGTATTGAAAGCAAGCCTCTAGTAAATTGATTATTATAAATACCTTCTATAAATCCAGTAAAACCATTCTTTATTCTTTCTATAGCTGGTCCTATGTCGTCAATTCTTTGTATAGTGTCTCTTAACAAAGATTCTTCAGCTTTATCTATTAAACTGATTCCGCCTTGATCTCTGATTCTATTTATTTGTTGTTCATAATCTGATAATCCGTTTATCAAAGCGGCCAATCGACCAGCCTGACGAACATCAACTATTTGAGATAGTATGTTGGTTTTTTGAGCCGCTGACAAATTGTTTTTAGCAAAAAATTCAGATAGTTTTACTAATCGCTGAAAAGGATCTACCACTTTATCTGCATCTACACCTATCTCTTTAAACAAGGTATTCGCTTTTGACGTAAATAACTTGGAAGATAAAGTCTTAATAAAGGTTCCGATTACAGGCGCTGCTTCTCTTGTTTTTTCTCTAGTTACTGTGACTAAAGTGATAAAGTCTTCTAAGTTTCCACCGACCGCAGCGAAAGAGCCACCGCCTCTCTTTATAGCCTCGAACAAGTCTTGAGACTCTACGGCATAAGCCTTAGAAGTTTCATTAACAAGGCCTAAAATATATGGAGTCTCCTGAAGAGTCAAGTTAAACTGATTTATAGAAGCGATTAAGCCATCTATGATTTCTTCTGTATTTCCAAAGCTTGGACCCAATTCCGCTAATGTTACAGCTCGTATCGTAGACTCAAAACCAGCATCGCCTTTACCAAAGCCTGCGGCTGCTAATATCTTCGCAGATTTTGCTATATTTAGCGCGCTTGTTCCTGTAGCAATGGATAAATCAAAAAATTGTTTTTTAAGACCTTGACCCGTTACCCTTAAGTCATTTATTCTCTCTGTAAAATCATCAACTGAACCATCTCCAGAATCGAATATTTGTTGAAGATTAGTAATTTCTTTCTCTAATAATGCAGTTTCTATTATAGCGGATCTAGTTGCCGAAACTACACTATATAAACCAGCTGCTCCGACTATATAAGAAGCGACTCTTTCTGCCGCTAAACCAACTCTACCGCCTAATCTTTCGAAAGCGTTGTCAGAATATTTAGCTATTGCGGCAAAACCAGATTGTGTACCAGCCGAAACAGCTCTTACATCATTGTTAAAATCTCTTAGCGCCCTACTAGCATTTGCAGATTTTTGTTGAGCTGTGTCTAAAAGCTTTCCAAGATCTGAACCCGATGATTTGTCTAAATCAGTGTCTCCGATAATTTGTTTTCGAGCGGACGCTCTGAGCTGGTCTTGGGTTGCGGTAATAGGGGCTATATTAGCACCCTTGCTAGCTAAAAGATTTATAGTATTTCTTTGTCTCTCTAGTTCTAGAGTGGCCTTTTCAATGAGTTTATTTATTGCTCTTCTTTGTCTTTCTTCTACAGCCAATTGCTTAGAAAGCTTTTTCTCTTCATCCTGTTTTTCTTTAGCAGCTCTTTTATCAGCATCACGCTGCTCCTTCATAGCTGCTTTTGCAATTTGACTTTCATCTCTTATTGCTTTCAGTCTTTGCTTTTGCAATTCAGGACTTAGTCGTGCGGCAGCGCCCTCTTGTTCTTGAAGAGTAAATTTTAACTGCTCCTGTTTAGCAGATAATTTTCCAGTTAATTCTGATCTTCTGAACTGAGCCGACGCCCCAGTTCCGCTGATTGAAGAAATATCTTTATTGATAGTCTCTATGTCTTGACGAAGCTTTGATATGACTGCGTCAAAAGCTCTAACCTCTGGTTTGATTTGTATCTTTTTTACCTTCTCTCCCTCTCTTTGTATCTCTATAAGAGAGGTTTTTATGGCTGATAGTTTTGCTACTTCCTGGGCCGCGTTTGGTAACAATGTTGGTTTTGACTGTATAGCAGCTATACCAGCCTTTATTATTCTCAACACGGCTGGAATTTGCTCTAACTCTGTCAAAAAAGATGTTAGTTTAGACTCATCGAAAACTATATCTGGCTTTATTTTTACTTTGGCGACACTCTCTTTTAGAGAACTGAATAAGCCTTCTGCGGACTTAGATACTTCTGCCAATTTTTTGGTATCTAATTCTACTTTAACTTTTCTAGTTATAGTCTTTTGACCACCAAGAGACGTCAAAGCATTTTTCACACTAGATGAAACTACTATTCTAGATACATCTACTTGGGCAGCGAAATTTAATAAAAAGTCCGACAATGTATCCTAAGCTCCTACTTAAGATACACGATTTAAGATTAAATCACTTGCTTCTTTTTTTGGTCTTTTTATCTTCCGTATTGCTAACTTCGGTGATACTATTTATTTTTTCTAGCCAGATATTTTCAGGTCTAATTTTACTTAACTCTTCCAATAAAGTCTTAGCCCCATCATAGACAACAGAAAGCATTTCAGAGGCAAACTTTACAGCCAACTCAGAAACGTCATCTTTATACTCTTCAAAAGAATCCCAGATTGCAGATCCGTCTTCTTGTTTAGAACAAGAGAAAACCAAGTAATTAAATCTTTCATTTTCTGCGTATAGCGAAGCTGATTGAGAAGATAGTTCTCTTCTAGCCTTATCTAGCTCATCAATTTCTTTTCTTATTTTTGTTATTTCCTCGTAGCAGGACATGCCAGACTCTTTGTTTTCAAACGAATTAGATATAAATTTAAACTCTAAAGAAGATATTCTTTTATCTAAAGCCGCTTTTTCTGATTCATTAAAAGCTTTTATACCTCTCGCCTTTATTATATTATCAATTTCTGCCTCTAGGAAGAGGCCGTCAGCTATGGCCTTTCTATAAGATTTAGCATAGATAGAGTCACTTTCTTTTCTAATTTTGTTAGTTGGTTTTATTATCTTGTAGCTTTTTTCCTCAAAAGAAAAAACATTTTCTTCATTCATGATTTCACCTGTATGTTAAAATTTTTCAGTAAAGACAGAGATTTTTTTCTTTCTCTATTTCCTTGGTCAAATATATCATCTCTTAATTTTAAAAATTTGTTGTACCAAAATTTTTGATCATCGGTCATGTTTTCTTCATCTATTTCTTCAAGCTCACCCCATAATGAACCAAATTCTAATTCAATCTTATGAACAGCTCCAACAAAAACAGTTTTAAAATGCGAAGAGATAATACTCTCCAAAACCTTTTTAGATGATTCGTCCATTCCTTGATTATTTATATATAAATAAGTTTTATTATCTTCCATTATTTTTTTCAACAGAAAGCCTGTTGATCTCCATCCTTAGATTTGTCTGCACGTCTGGCAGCTTATCCTCATTTAAATTTCCGTTGCTTTCAATTCTTTCAGTCCTGTCCTGTATTATTCTTCTAGATTCCTTAGTATTCATTTCTGAATACACTTTTTGTGCGTCATCAGATGTGTCAACCTTAACAAAAACTTCTTTTGCGTTCGAAATTTTCTTATTAATTGAAATTGGGTTTGCGGGAGATGTTGTTTTATACTTATTGGATTGTTCTATAAACCATAAATCTAATCTTTCATCATCGTCAACAATTTCGTGGCCCGGAAAATCAGCACTGTCATATACAGAATCATAAACATTGGACCAATAACACAGTTCATATTGGCTTTTTGTTAAGTTGCTAGAAGCGTTTTTAAAAAGCTCCATTCCTGTTTTTGAAGCAGTTTTCCACATTGTTCTCCACGGTTCAGTTCTAGAAATCTCTCTTATATCTTTTTCACTGTTTCTAGGTATTCCTATTGTAATTTTAAGCAAATTTTCTATTTCACGAGAGTCCGTTTTATTTTCAAAGCTATCAAAATTTTCCCAGTAATTAGACTCATCAATATTTTTTAAACAAAAGTACAGCAATAAATTGTTTGTTCTGTTTATTTTTTGATATTCAATAGTTTGCGTGTAAAGAGAATTTCTAACCGATGAAAGCTCTCTTATTCTTTCTTCTAACTTATTTATAGCTAATTCAATAGAATTTCGCATTTTTTCTTGATATTTATATTTGGGCTTTTCGTTCTCTAGTGTTGAAATATCTTTTTGGCATGTTTCTAATTCTTTTTCTTTTTCTTCAGACCAAAGCCCTTGATTTACCAATATTTTTTTACACTCTTCGTCAGAAATAAAACCATCTTTTTCAAGCTGTTCATCAATTCCATATAAATATACTGGCAAATTTGCCATGATAGTATTAGTTGGTTCATAATATTTATACAAGGCGCCATTGTATTTTAAAATAAAAAAACCAGATATAATCTGGCGAAGCTTGGCTTCTTTTATTGTTTGATTCATTACTTATTCCATGGCAGTTTCTTTGAAACCCATGACCACAAAGGCGCTCCTATTAATGCGCCAGCGACAAAAACTACTATACTGTAAAAAATTGTACCTAGAGTTGAGCTTAGTAATAATTCCATTTTTTTATCTCCTTCTAATTTTAGGAGCTTTTGCTGATTTTTTATTAGATCTTTTTCTTTTTCTAAAACTTTTTGAGGTTCAGGTTTTGGTCTTTCGGCATTTACTGTTAAACTTTTCTCCAGTTTCAATTCAGATATTTCAGGAAAATGCAACTGTTGTTTTTGGCTTATAGGCGCTTCTTCAAAATCGTGATCCAAAGTATTTATCGATTCAGATATTGAAATATTTTCTATACGATTTTCAGACTGTAATTTATCAGATTTCCTTAAGCTGCTAGAACAGCTAAACAAAAATAGGGATGAGATTAGTACCAAAGATTTGTTCATATCATTCCTTTATAAAGGCTCCCCAAAAAATATCAATAAAAGATTCGTACATAAACTTTTGTAGTTTATTTTTAACAACACAATCACCGATCTCAGTGAATGAAGACTCTGCTTTTGCTGGCCATAAATTTTTATTGGCAATTTCAATAAAACTGATTGGGTTATCAGCGTAGTCGTGAAGCATTATGACGTCTCCTTTCTTAAGGAATTCAGAATAAATCCTAAATTCTTCAATTTTATTTCCACCATCACACAAAAATAAAGTTTTGCCACTGTTTGCAATTAAATTTTTTATTTTTAGTTTTTCCTCTTCAGAAAAACAATTTGCTATTCTAACATCAATTATTTTCTTATATTCTTCAGGAATTTGTATTTCATTTGGATTTATATCGTAAGTAACAAAATTGCAGTTTTCTTTTTTATTTTTATGTATCCAAAAAGAAAAAGCTCCTTTATATGTTCCAATTTCAATTATCAAATCAAAATCTTTTATAATTTGAGAGAAAACATCAAATACTTTAGGTGTTTGAGCCGCTAGAACTCCTTCAACAAACGCATATTTTTGCATTTTTTACCTTTATAGATTAAACTTTATGGAGCGGTTTCGTTGCTCGGAAAAGGATTTCTTTCACTAGGATTTGACTCTCTGAACTTATCTAAATCACTTGGTAAATAAAAGTTTGGATGATATCCAGGAGTGTAATTTGGATTAGCACCCGGTATTATACCGAAATTACCTGGAATTGACGGAGGCGGGGGCTCATCGGGATATGTGAAAAGAGGCGGAGGTGCATTTGTTGGCACCATATTAGGCTGTTGCCAACCAGGCCACCACTCATGAAGTGTTTTTTGTTCTTCTTCGCTGCGGAAAGAACAATCCATGCCGTCGTAATGAAACTCAAAATTGTAAAGGTCTCCAGGACTTATACCGGGAGAAGCTAAGGGCTGGGTTCTCCAATATATTCTTCTCATACAATGACGCTGTGGAGGACTTTCTGGAGGCGCACCAAAGGGTACTGTCATACTACATTCTTCAACGTAAATAACAAGAGGCGGACCATTAACAACCCATATTGTTATGGTACTATCGATATAGTTTGGATGATTACCATAGTATGTAGGAAGAATGTCTGAAGGTAAAGGTGGCCAGTCGTTTCCGCAAGGATTACCTCTGAAGTCTTCAGTTGAAAAGATCTCTCTAGCAACAATTTTATTTAAAATTTTTCTTATATTAAGCTGCATCGGTTAATGATTAAGAAAACGAGAAAGCTGAAGCGTCTACGGCTCCTGCAGGGTCTAAGCTAGAAGGAATTCTAGTTACGGTCAATTTATTGAAATTACTGTAATTGTAAGTAACAGATCTATTTCCACCACCAGTATCACCACCCGAAGAACTTACAGATACTAGTTTGTTAGAAGAGCCTAGATCTATTTTTGTACCATCTTGTATGACTAGGAATATTCTTTGATTAGTGGTGTTATCAGAGTTTTCCTGAGCTACTATAGCATCACCTTCGGTATCTGTGATTTCAATTGAGCAGGTTACTTCTACAGGGAAGTCGATATATCTGTGATAAGGACCTCTTCTACCCAATTCAAACAGCTCAGTTCTGCCAAGATCGGTAGAAATCTGAATGTTTGAAATATGGGCGCCGTAACCAGCATAATAGCTGCCTAGTGAAGAATGCCATTCTCGATTATATCCAGTTGCGTCAATACCAGGTATATGCTTAGGTAAATAAGAAAGCTCAGAAGAAGAAGAATCTGAGTTATAACCGAAAATTAAATGCTGTCTTCTAGCAATCGCTCCAGTTGGCGGGGCTTGGCTAGCCTCCATGTTCGGCATAAATGGTATTGTAGAGGCTGCATTTCTCCAGTTTTTACTGTTTCCAACTAAACTTACTGATTCAGTAAAGTTTCCATCAGTTGGTAAGTTAAAGTTAATTGCGCTAACATACATACCACTCATAAAGCACTGATTCAACATTGTTCCAGTGCCGCTAGCGGCAGACAGATTATCTTGATAAAAATTGACTGCAACATCACATCTTTGATTTGAATATCTACTAATTAATTCTGGACCTTGCCCAGTCAAAGGAGTTGCTAAATGTTGAAGTAAAGCAGTTCCATCTAAAACTTTTTCTACAGTAACTTCCACGTTTGGTATGTTTTCAATATTTTGGTAAATATCGAGTTGACCAAGCTGGAACACTCTATCAATATTAAAATTTGTATCTATACCAACGCTTTGAACACCAGAAGCGGTTCTAAAATTAGCTCCAGTGACACCAGTCGCTGCAAAACCAACCGCAGAAACTGCATAAAAAAGTCTATTGTTTGTGTTTATTCTAGTTGACATGGCCTTATCTTCTTATAGAAAATACACAATTCATATTATTACCTCTAAATCCATTACCACACCGCCACGGATTAGTGGTAAAGCTATAAAAGACTCTATTTCTGATGCCTGTTCATCGAATTTGAGATTTTTCCAAAAATAATTAGAAGATCTATCTGAAAAAGATAAACCGCTAGGATTTTTCCTTCCTTTGTAGTCTAGTGGATACAAACCAGAATCTCTTATTCTAGTAGCGTCGTAAGCAATGATTGTCTGATTTTGTAATGACATGCAAGCGTCTATTAAAAAATCTTGAAGAATCACATCTTCTGAAATAATATCGAAACTCACATTAAATCTATCTAATCTTACAGAAGAACCTAATTCGTAAGGGTCACCGCTATCTCTTCTAATATCTACGAAAACTGCTGGCAAAAAAGCTTTTAATTCGTTTGGTAATTCATCATAACCAGAACCTGGCGGATTAGTTTTCCAATTTCTCAGGTGCGCATTAAAAATTCTTTTATATTCAGGACCTATTGATGAATATACAAAGCCAACTCTCTCTGAATGATTGCAAAAAACATTAAGTCCTGAAGGCATTGGATTTGTAAAAACTACTCCGCCTCTAGCATAATCTATGTAGTGATCATAAACGCCGCCATTGTTTTCAGGATAAAATATTCCAGATATCCATATGCCGCTTGCGCTTATAGGAGGCTGGCCACCAGTATAAGTTGCATTTTGCGTTTCCCAAACCCAATTAGAGCTGTTTCCCGCCCAAAACTTAAAGTTACTAAACTCCTGCCTATAAGCAGGTCTTAATTGAGCTAAAGAATAGCCGTCATAACCAATAATTCCCGTGGTAAAATTGTAATAGCCTCCAGCATCAATAAGAGATTGTGATATTCTATTAATAATATTTTCTCTTATTATTGTCCTAGGAGTCAGTTGCCCAAAATAAGAAATTCCTCTAAAAATACTCATTGTTTCTCCTACTTTAAAGTTTTAATTAGATTGTTTAAATAGTCTGAAGGTGATACACCTGAAATTTTAGCTGATTGAATAATTTGAACCCTTAGTCTTTCAACTCCAGCCCCTGTGAATTTAGAAACAGTTTGTAACTGCTCCTCAAAAGACACGTTGGCTACTTTATTAGCTAGATCATCAACCTCTGTGTCGAATCCAGCAGTTTTTTGCTGATTGCTACTTCTAGCATCATAAGAAGCGTCACTTCCTGGAGCTCCTGAACCTAATCCTCCTATCGTCTTAGCCTTGGACTGCAAAGACTTCTGAGCTCTTTGAATGGCTAAAGCTAAGTTTCTTTTAACTTGTTTAATGCAAGGTGGAACAGCTCTCAGGGCGGCTCTTTCTATGTTTGGTAAATATTTCTTGAACGTGCTTTCTATTATTCCCTCAGCTTCTGGTTCAGGTCTCCACTCATTAGGATCATAATAACCTCCTGGAATCATAATGTGGGTTCCAGACCTACTATATTTGCCGAACGAGCCAGATTCCGAGGGGCCTAAATCTTCTAATGTTTCACCAGGCCCTGGGAAAACTTGAAAGCCAGAAGTTACGTCAGTTACGCCTAAATCAGCTTCTTTTAACCAAAGTCTTCTAGAGACTCTTTTTCTCCCACCTGTTTTGAAACTAGTATACCTATACGATGCCTCTGCGATTTCTTTAATCTTAGCTTCTATAAATGAAATTGAAGTTCCTGAAGATCCACAAGCTGTTACGTTTAAGTAGTAGGCTTTGTTGAAATATCTTCGTAATTTTTGATAACTGAATCTTTTAGGTATACCTAAAGCTCCTCTATAATCCACGTTTTCTGGTTTTGTAAAGTCTATATTTGGGTGTTTTGTTATTTTAGGTAAAACGTATCTAGAAATGTATCTATTTGCAGCTTTACTCATTCTAGGAGAACACAGTTTACAAACATTACGAAGTATACTGTCTTTTATTTCCTTAGAGCCAAAAATGCCCGAAATCGCTTTTTTAATTTCAGAAGAAGTCGCGGCGCTTTTAACGTCTATATCAATTTTTATATTAGCTTCTCTAGCCATTAGAAATCAGTCCAATAAGACATCGCGTTTACATCTAGTCCTAAACCATATGTAACAGGAGGTCTTGTGAGTTTGGTTTTAAACTCTTTGTCGGAGTCTGCATAAAAAACCGCATATGAAGCGCGCATTATGTCTGGTATGTATTTTTTATCACAAACTAATTTCCAAATATTTGTAAAACCTTGAGCAAATACGGCGTTATCAAAGTCTTTTGGATTTCCATATATTTTACCGTATATTGTCTTGAAATTTTCGTTTTGATAAAAACCGCTAGCGGAAGTGAAAGCGGAGTCTTCATATCCAGGCATTGTGTTTGGGGTGCTTAAACCACCGTAGCTAGGCATGAATCTAGGTTTTGAGCTAGCCGTGTCCACAAATCCTTTATTGGCGTTTGGTATTATTTCATTTTGAAAATAAAGCTTGCATTTATTTCCCAAGCCACCATCTGAATCCAAAAGAGCTTGGGCTATTTCTTTCCAAGATTCTTTTATTTCGTTTGGTATATAACTCAATATTATCTCCTAGATGGCCCATATTCTGGGTAATATGTAAAATTGGTTGTTGTATATCCTAAATCAGCGCTTTCGTAAGGACCAAGTATAGCTCTGCCAGCATATTTATTTCCTCGCTCCCAATCCCATTTTGTTTTTTCATAATTTTCGCTATAAACTTTTAAAGCTTCTTGCCTTCCCTTTAAAGCTGCGGTTCCGTCGTAAGAAGTTAAATCATCTTTAATTCTAACGCCATATTTTGCTACGTCTTTTCTAGCTTCAGACATAGAAAGAATTACAGCTGCTTTTAATATGAAAAGGTTAGATAGACCTTTATTTGCTGTATCAGATGTTGGATCTGGGTTTATTGTTAAATTATTAAGGCTGACGGTATAAGTCGTTGGCATCACGGTTAGTTCAGATATGGTGGCTTGCGCAGCTAAAACTACAAATTGATTAAGATCAAAATCAGAATAAGTATATGGTGTACTAATGTCACCAATATAGTATCTAAGACCAGTTATCAATGTTGAGTATGTTGCCATTATAGTATACCAAAATTATCATATTGAGCATATGCTTGAACAGCACCAGTTGCGCTTTGAGTGATAGCCCAAGCATTTTTAATTGTATCAGCACCTTGACCACCAAATTCATAACTGTCACCACTGCCTATAGGCAGACCGTTAGATACAGCCATCCCTCCGGTAGGACTGTTTATTCCCACAAAAATTGTATTTGAACCATTGTTTATAACGAGAAGTTTATAAAAAGGCCCTTCGCCATTAGATAGTGAGCTGTCAAAAATAAGCCTTCCCGCGGTTGGAACAACCATGCCGGTACCTAAAGAAAAAGGCTCTCTTTTTAAAGCTCTAGAAAAATTATATCCAGTCGGAGTTTCTGTGAAAACGCCTGCTTGACCAACAGTAATCGATGGGTGATTTAATGGTCCGTGACCTAAAAAAGCAGCATTCGAAGTTGGTACTATGTTGGTTTTTGTATATGCTAATGCCATAATTTAAATACACAAAAGAAAACCCCCGCTTGAAAGCAGGGGTTCTCAAAACAGTAAAACGTATTTTAGAATGAACCAGCTAAGACGTTTCTAACATCTAACACGGCCCATCCACCCTCCATGGACCCATAGAAACCAACTAGACCGTGTCTATGAAGATTTTCATCTTCAGTAATTTCTATCTCTTGACTTACAGGATGTATGAAGCATTTATCTGGCTGCGAAAGATCAAGGCCGACAACCAATTCTTCATCAGAACTTGGACCAAGTGAACCACCCAACGTGCTGCTGTAATAAAGCTGGTATTCTTGACCAACACCAAGCTCATCAAGATCATGGAAGTTGACGCCATACATACCACGAACAGCGCCCTCTTCACTTCTTTGAATTTGAGTTCTGATATCGTCAGAAACCAAACCAGCGCCCCACGCTGACATATCTTCAAAAGCTTCTGGAGACATGTAAATGTCAGTAAGCTTTTTACGGGCGGTGCTAGTTGAGTTACCTCCGCCGTTTCTTCTTACAACAGTCTTCATCAAACTAATGAGCTTTGGAGTAAATGAGCCTGCAGGAGCATCGGCATCATAAGCGAGAATACCTCTACCTTGAGCGGCAGCTAGAAGTGTTTGCCATCCGTCATCATTATTCTTCTTTACGAAAGACATGTTTAAAACTTCTATCATTCTTCTTAAAACGTCATATCTAGCATGCTTTAAGAACCTGCGAGTACAATCGATCGAACTGCCAATTGAGTAAGTATTCAATTGAATGTAGTCAGCTTCAACTCTGCGCATGGGTATTTTACCATGGTCAGGAATGACGTAAGCTACGTGTTCTTTTTCAGTGCCCGGAGCTAAAAGATCAAGAGGAATTCTCAAGTCTGTAGTTTCAGTAAAATCTTCTGTAACAAAGATGTCGGAAACAACATCTCCATCGAGAATACCCTCTCGGATTGGACCTTCTACAGCGACGGTGTGCTCGTTAAGAGCAGCGGCTATGCCTTTAGCAATTGAAGCCTGAGCTCTTAAAGCTACGTTTTTATCATTGCTGCCAGCATTCATGAGAAGCTGTTTAGCTTCGGTTGTTAGTTCGTTTGTATCTACACTTGCTTTAATTGAGTTTGTCATGTGTTTTATCTCCTTTTAAATTATAAATCTATGTAAATTTTGCAATAACCATCTTCGTCTGGAAGAGATAAGAATTTACCTACTTCTGGAGCTAAAACGCTATTTGCGGCACCCCAAGTGCCAACTAGAACTCCACTGTTTGGAGATATGTAACCAGATGGCCCTAAGTAAGCCTTAGCTCCAACCGCAATAGTTGCTGTTGGATAAACCATGTTGGTAACTACATAACCTTTTTTCGCGACAAGAACTTTATCTCCAACTTGAGCTTCGCTCTTGTATGGATTCAAGGTCTGTCTAGTCAGGTCAATATTTACGACATCATTCATCAAAACACCAAGCGGTCTTGAGCCAGATGCATAAATTGGGGTCAATGCGTACCAAACTTGATTGGTTGATTGATCCATTGCTGCGCCTGATGGGCCTGAAGCCGTATTACCTGTCGGTACAACTATGCCACCTCTAGTTGATCCATATGCCCAACCAGTTGCGGCAAAGAACGAAATATCTTCATCTACTATGTTTCTATCGGGTTTTAATGCCATTTTTATACACCTTTAATTTTTATACACATTTTTTAAAACTTTGATTATTTACGCTTTTTATTTAAAGTAAAACCTATAAGGTTTTCTGCGGGGTTTATCTTAGATTCAACCGAAGGATTAAGAATCATGCTAGCGCTAGAAGCCTTATTTTTAAATCTACTTACAGCGAGTTGTGCTGCTTTAGCTCTACTTGCTTGTTCTACTTCAGAATCTATAGCACTAGCGATTTTGTTAACAGCTTTTTTAAGTGCTTCATAAGATTTTCCATCAAGGGATGCCAATTCTTTGGAGTCAGCTTTTGTATATTGCTTTCCAACTAATTCTTGCATTTCTTTGACTCTGTATTCACCAATTTTGTTTGCATAAGCTTTGTTTGCTATAGCTTCAACCTCAGTGGAAAATTGATAATAGCTTTGAAGCTCTTTGTTTAAAACATTTATGTGAGCAGTGGCAAGTTCTATAGCTTGCTCATACTCAAAATTTTCTTGTTTTAAATTTCTTATTGCTTCAGTAGCTTGATCAATTGAATCTACAATTTCTGATTCATTTACATTATCCATTGTATTAACTCCATTTATATTATACACTAAATTTTCACTATTAATTAACTCTTCTGTTTTTTCACCTCGACCATAAAACGGACCTTGCTGAGGAGTCCCTGTATTAATTAAATATTGAGAAGGTCTCGAAGGTATGTTTCCAGCGCCTCCTGGAACGCTAGGCTGAAAAGAAGTGATCTGTGTCTGACTAATCTGTCCACCTCGCATTAGTTTAGTAACGCCCTTCTTAGCTAACTCCTGAAGCAAAAATCTCAGTTCTCTTTCATCTGCGCATGGTCTATACATAGGAATTTTCATCTGTTTTTCAAGGTCTGATGGATCACCCATTAACGCAGCATATAAAAGAGGCTGGTCAGAATGTCTGTCAGACTGATATAAATGCGTTCCTGTACAACCCAATTCTATAGTTCCAACTTTTTCAGCTTCGTCTCGCGAGTAAAATAAAAGACCATCTTCAGGTAAAACTTCGGTTGATGGTTTTGAGGCTAAGTCGGCTATCTTTTGAGGATCTTGGTTTAAACTAGGCTGACCTAATTGAGCGCCTGGGTTTGTAGATATTTCATTTGTGTTTATCGGCGCATTCTGATTCTGATATGTTGGAATTGGTACTGAAGAAGCTGGAGGTGAGTAAGTAGACCCAGGAGGGGCGATATACTGAGAATTGTCAGAAACTACGCTTGCTTCAGATTTATTGTTTATGATAATACTCAAAATTTTACCCTTTCGCTTATTAGCGGGCTCGACAACAATTCCTTGCCCTGAAAATATTATATTCTTTAACCATCTTCCTATTTGGTATTTTTTACCATTGTGCTTTGTAAAACCCTTGCCGCCGTAAGCCGTTAAGTCTTCAGACATATGAGACGTTTCTTCGTTCCTGTCTATATAGATAATGTTTTCATCGTCTTCGTTTTTTCTTAAGCAATAGCCAAAGTCTTCAAAAAAGCACTCCATTGAGACATAAAGATTTTGATTTTCAATACCGGCCTGAATCTTTTCAGCGTATGAAGGAAAATACTGAGACCATATTAAACCGTCTTGCTTTATGTGAACCTTACTAGAGGTGGTTTTATTTTCTGAATTTAAAAAACCATGCCTTGTCTGTTCACTCATAAAATCTATACTTGGCAAGTCTCCGTTAACAAGAGTTGCTTTAACCATAACGCCAATGTTTTCATTTTCGCTTTCTTCAGATCCCCTATGCATCCAATTTATTGGTTTAAAAATGGGCGTTTCAGATGCTTTAACGATTTCTTCTGCGGTAAACAAATCTCCGTTGGCATTCCATATATCTGTCACTAAAATAGAAGATATAGGCATTACGTCGTCAGTAACCTTCCAGTCTGCGCCAGAAAGGGCGGACATAGCACAAGCATTACCTTGACAAGAGATCGCCAAATTTTTAGCATCAATTTTTGTGTCTAAAATTAAACTAGCGTCGGCGGTAATCTTATTATTTAATATTTTGTGCTCTATATTCTTTTCTGATTTAAAAACTATCATGTGTTTTTATACACTTTTGCTAGCTTATTGGCAATGATAAAGTTTTTAAGAGTTTTTATACTAGTAACATTTGGCGAATTTAATTTTTTAATACCTTTTTTAAGCTTTAATTCAAACTCAGTATAATCCTCAGAGTCTTTTAAAGACAAGTCTAGTATTTCGTTTTCCGATAAATCAGAACCTTGAAATTTAGCTAGCACTCTATTTTTACATAACTCTATTTCTAGCTTTTGCAGGTTTGTTAACTGCCTTTTATTTGAAACTCCAAACCTTTTAATGTAAACGTCTTCAATTACTTTTTCTGTTTTTTCTTGAAATTTACTAGCTGCCTCCAAATGCTCAGCCCTTATTCTCTTAGAAACTTTTCTTTTTATTGTATCTTTGGAGCCAGACGGCCTGCCAATTTCTTTTGGTGGATCTTTAGGTTTTGTAGAAGTTTTGTTTTGCTCTATCTTAATATTTAAAAGGTCTTTATTCTTTTTATGATTACTATCTGATATTTTAGTTTGTATAAATGGGCTAAGTTTTTCTGAAACACTACCTTCTTTTCTAGATTTTTCTTCAGAGTCAATTCTAGATTTTTCTATAGTCCACATCTCGCCTATTTTTTCAACTACAGTTTGATTAGATATAACATTTCTATCATTTAATTCAGTTAAAAGTTTAAAGTAGCTAGGTTGATCAAAAAGATTGTCTACATTAAATTTTATCAGCGGTTTTGTTTGAAAAGACAACTCTTCACAAATCATAGATACTTCTTCATTAACCCAGTCTGTGATAGCCCTTCTTATTCCATCTATTCTTTTCATGAGATTTCTTAGACCCATAAAAGAATCGTTTGATCCGCTAGATCCTGTGGTACCTCCAATTAAACTTTTATGAACGCCAAGGCCTAAAAGCATAGATTCGTAGTTTTCAGTAAAATTCTCTAGCTTTTCTATTGGTGGAAAGTATTGATCATATTGAAGCATAGAATCCCAAATAATATCTAATGTGCCACCGCTATGATTTTCTAAAACGTTTGACAGCCTAACTATCGATCCGATATCTGGCAAAATTTCCTCTTTGTGATCTCCTAGCCTCCAAAGTCTTACAGAGTTATACCAGCTATCTAAGGCGCTTATTTTTGCCATTCTTAATTTTTCGTTATAAATAACATCATGTAAAATACTGTAAATAAAGCTTTTCGCCCAAACATCACTATCTTTCTTTTTATAATGCGCAACATAAACAGAACCCTCATCTAGTGGAATTAAAATATCTCCGTTTCCTCTACTATTTAGTATGGCGTTTTTAATCTCTTTTGGAAAATTTGAAAGTGCTGATTCTCCTTCTTTTTTAACTAAACCTCTAAAATGAGCTAGGTTTTTTGAACTAAATCTAACAGCCCATCTTTTGACTCCTGAAAAAATAGCTAGTTCGCCGCCAACTAAAGATATTGTTTGCGGATCATAAAAAACATATTCTAAAGGAATTTTTGATTTTACCGCGGCATTTACAGAATCCCTTTTCATTCGTCTGACCGCAGGAACATCAATTGACTCAAATTTTCTTCCAACGACAACATTTCCTTCTACCACAAAGTAATTAGCAAATCTTTCCGACCGTTCTTTTAACCCAACCTTTTCTGACCACTGCTTAAAAAAGTTCTGTATATTTTCATTTTCACTTACTAGTTCTATTCCTTCTACAGCTATTTCAGTCATAAGATCAATTACAGACCTTATTACTCCCACGCTTTCGTAAGCTTCTCGGCAAGCCGTCATTATTTCAGTATCTTTAGACGGGATTCTTTCATTTGGTCTAAATCTTTCCCATGCTTTTCTTGTAAAAGGAGGTCTTACGGAGATACCATCCTCTACATTGGTATAAAAGCCGCCAAAAGCCATTTGGTCTGGGTTTACAGAAGACATTGCTTTAGCGTGATTTAAAAGAGCTTCGTTTTTTTGCGGATTTGTAGATGTATAAAATGTTTCTTTTTCCACGATTGGATCTCAATCCAATTACATACACAACGTTATATTATAAAAAATAAAGACCGCAAAAAGCGGTCTTTAAAGTATAAAAGCATTACTTACGGACATGCTGGTAAGCGAATTGCTGCCTTACCTAAACTATCGAGCGTACCGTGGGCCACTAATCTACCACCGCAAAAAACGGAGTATGTTCCATCTCCAATTGCTTTAGTGCAACAATTACTGTAAGGACCCCATGTTCCAGGTTTTGGTTTGAAAAAATCAGGGGAATCTATCTGCATAGCTGCTTTTAATTTTTCTAATGAGTTTTTAATTGACATGTTTGATTTACCTTTCAAATATATATATATATATATATACACAAAAAGTGTATTAAAAAAATATGAAAAACTGGGTTATAAGAAAGTTGAATTACGCAATGTCGGAAATAATATCGATGATTTGCGGAAAAACGGAACAAGAAATTATAATAGCGACCCTGAATGGAGAAGCTAAAGGAGAACCTTTAGAAGGACAAAAAGCAGTAAGAAATGTTATTAAAAACAGAACTACTGGACCAAAATACTTTGTGGCTGACGATCTATTAGGATACACTGGTACCAACAAAGAAGTCCAAGTTTGTTTATGCCCTAATCAATTTAGTATTTGGAACGGGCTGTCAACGTGCTCTAGATTCTTAATAAAATATGATAGCGTTATGCGTAACGCTACAATTACAAATATACCAGAAGTAGATTATTCAGTCTTTACAAATGGTACTGGTCTAACGGAAGCTCAAGCCAAGCAAGTATATTTGTACTGTAATCCAGACACGGCCACTAGTAAATCTAAATGGGTAACTTTAACAAAACAACAAAGCCTCGCAAATCCAAATAAGAAAAGTTGGTCAATTAAAACCAAATTTGATGGAGTAAATGAAATAACCATTACTTTCATTAGAATCGGTAAACATGTATTTGTTCATGGTCTTCAATAAGCAATAGTGCCGTCTGAACTAGATGATTTTGATATGTTTGAAGGTCTAGTGGGTAGATTTGAAGCGTTTTTCATTCGCTTTAAGCCCTTGCCTTGATACATAGCAGCTGAAGAATTTTTATTAGTCCTTATCTCTCTAAGAGAGAAGCCACCAAAAGCAAATTTATTATTATCTAAAGGGGTGTTTATCACGGATCTAGCGGCATCATTAGCAAGTAATAGACTAGTGAAATGATCTTTGCGGAGTCTTAATTTTATACCTTCTGTTATTACGCCTTTAATTCTAGGCAAGTCCCATGTTTTATGGCCCTTTAAAGTAGTTTGCTCTTGTATTAAGGTTGTTTGATATTTACACTCCTCGATTTCATACTGAATATTTTCTATAGAAAAATCTTCTAACTCATAATCAGAATTAGAAATTCTATTTTGTTCTACAGAGATAGCGTCGTATGCGGGAAATAGATGATTCATTGTTGTTATGTCTTTAAGTAGATTAAAATGAGCAGCCTCATACCATTCTCTCGATGAAAACTCAATTACTTTTATTATATGAGCTCCTTGTCTATCAGAAACCTCTTCATCATCTATATCATACAAACAAAAGCCGTTATCTTTAATCTTAGTGGGATCTTTTAACCCTTCTATAACAGATCTACCACCACCACCAGAGTCTATGTGAATTCTTACAATATTAAAACGATTACATAGCTCATGTATTTTTTTAATTATAAAAGTATTGTAGTCCTGAACGCCTTCATAAAAATCTATATTTTTTTTTCGATTTGCCTCAAATTTCTTTCTATTTGTACTCCAACAAAATACATGCTCTCTATGATCATCACATATTTTAATGATTGAAATCGCAAAATTATCTCTTTCAGAAGCTGGGTCTATACCCATAACATATTTAGCATTATTTTTACCAAAATCTTCTACAAAAAATTTAATTTCTTTACCGTTATTAGATATCGGGCAAGTGGCTTTATGAATAGAGGAGGCTGGATAAAAACCATCCGAATCTTTCGCAAACACACAACCGTATTCCATTTTAAATATGGCGGAATCCATGGTTGCTTTACCTTGCTCTAAAATAGTTTTATCCATTAATCCAATTGGTAATTCATCCCACGGTAGTCTTATCACCGCATACTCGCACTTTTCTTCTCTATTTACAGAAGAATAAATTAAGTTACAATAGTCTGTGTAGTATTTATAAAAATGACTAAATTGATAGGTCGCCGTTCCAGCAATTATTATTTGGTTACCTTCAGCGTTTTTATCACCAACAAAATCATCAATTGAATCGTTGCTTATACCTATGGCCTTTAGTGCTTCTATTTGATATTGCTGCTTTACTTTTTCAAAAGTATTATTGCTTTGAACTGAAGCAAACCCTCGAATAACAGTTTCAAATATATCTGGATTTACTGAGCCAAATTCGTCTACAATAATTGTATTGGCTCTTAAACCTCTAATTTTTTCTCCAGTTCCTATGGGTATGCCCATTATTTTACTATCGCCTATTTCCCATGTAAAACCTAGTACGCCTCTCCTAGGTCCATTGTTAACCCCACAAATATCTTGTAGAATGGGCGCGTTTTTCCATATGTTTTCCATTGACTCAAAAACAAGACCAGACTGCCTAAGACCAGCACCAGCGACAACAATTTTGCTACCCTGACAAAGCAAAGCTTTTGTTATAGCATAACAACCAAGCATTGTTGTTTTAGAACCACCTCTAGTAGCTAATAACATAGGCAATCTTTTTTCCCATAGTGTTTTTAAAATTGCCATCTGATATGGAAAAAGATTCATGCCCAAAAGGGTTTTTACAGTAAATGGAAGATAATTAATGTCTTTAAATAAAGACACTAGAGCTTCTGGTATCTCATTTTTATTTAAAGACTCTTTAAAAAGAGCGTCTGTTTTTAAATTAAAAGTATCGCCTATTTCTAAATAGGCGTTATTTAAATACTCATCAATGTGATCCTTGGACCAATTATTTTTCATTTTCTTTTTCCATGATTAAATTTTTAAATATGTTGCAGACATACTTTTTTGCAAAATATTTGTTAGACAAAAATAGCGTTTTAATATTCCATTTATGATCTATTTCACAAACCCTTTTTAGAATAAAATCAGGGGAGAGTGTAAAATACCTACCTTTTAGTGGATTTCTAACCGCGTATCTAGAAAAAGAATCTCTTAAATCATCTTCAACTATGATGTATGCCTTTTTATATTCAGCAAGTTTATCTAACTCATTTTTAAAACGATCCCAATTTTTACCAAAATTCCCTATTATTTCTTCTATGCTATTCTTACGTTCTATTATGATTCCGTTAAAATCCGAAAACCCATCTAAAGAATAATCGCCACAAGGTAAAGCTTTAACTTCTGAGTTCTTAACAAAAAAATCAGAAGGCAATCCTTCTGAAAAATCCCATGGTTTTTTTTCTCTAGAATCTATTATTACGTTTGCGTAAACTGTTTCTTTTAGAGTTTTTAGCGCTTTTTTTCTTGCTGTTGAATCTTTTCGGTGCATCAAGCTTTTCCCAATCATTTTGATTACTGTTTGCTATAACTTTTTTAAAAAAAATAGACTCATATTCAGACTCTTTTCCAGTGATCTTAATGTGATGAGCTTTACATAAAGTTATGCCGTTAAAAAGCTCTGTTCTAAGCCTATGATGTTCAGAATATTTTTTAATATGATGAACCTCTAACTGATTTCTAACACAACAGTTGGGATATTGACAAGTAAAATTATCTCTTTTTAGAACGGAAGCTCTAAATTTTCTATAACCTTCATAGTCTCTATCCCCCCTTTTTCTTCTCACCAATAACAATACACTTAAAATTGAGCTATATCATGCAAATACATTTCATATAGAACATCTTTCCAACCAAGGGTTGCTTTCCAACCCAATTTCTTTTCTGCTTTTCTTGGGTCTGCACAAAGCAAATTAACCTCAGCGGGTCTTTTCATTTTTTCGTCTAGATAATAGGGCTCTGTAGACACTCCAGATATTTCGATGACAAAATCTAAAGCTTCTTTTATTGATGTAGTTTCACCAGTGCCTATAACATAATCATCAGCTTTGTCTTGCTGTAGCATTAACCACATAGCTTTAACATAATCTTTAGCATGACCCCAGTCTCTTTTAGCCTCTAGATTGCCAAGTGTGAATTTTTCTTGGTTTTTAATAAAATTTGCAACGCCTTTCGTTATTTTTCTAGTGACAAAATCCAAACCTCTTCTAGGGCTTTCATGATTAAACAATATGCCACAACTAGCATGAATACCATAAGCTTCTCTATATAAACCAACCATTTTATGAGCATAAAGTTTAGCTGCAGCGTATGGGCTTCTTGGATCAAAGGTCGTAGTTTCACTTTGCGGCCCAGCAGAGTTACCAAAAAGCTCCGATGTAGAAGCTTGATAAAACCTTGTATTAGGACTACTGTTAAGTATAGCCTCTAACGCTATACCAACAGCCTCTCCGTTATTTTTTAAAGAACAAAGAGGCTCTTTAAAACTTTGTCCAACATGAGAAGACGCTGCAAGATTATAATATTCATCTGGTCTAGACGAAGATATAAGGTTATTAATTCCTGAAGCATCAGTTATATCTAAATTAACTAGTTCAAAATTTTTGTTTTGTAGACAAGAATTTAAAAAATCATTCTCTCTAGAAGAACATCTTCTAGAAATACCTAGAACCTTGTAGTTTTTTTCTAATAAAAGCTCACAAAGATAAGATCCATCTTGGCCTTGGCAACCAGTAACTATTGCTGTTTTAGTCATTTTTTAATCTCATTTCTTTGACTGTTTCCATATCTAAAAGTTGAGGGGCAACTTCACCATCCATAAATTCCACGGCGTTTCTTAGTTTAGAAGTCTTATTTTCCATCGAAATTTTTAGCAGTTCTGCCATTCGACCTTCTTGATTTCTAGTTTTCTTAGAATCAAATTTTTTACAAAGCGAAAAAAAAGTATCAGCGCCAACCTTGCCTTTTTCTTCTCTTTGTTTTCTAGTTATATTTAAACTTTCACTTATTTTAGTGCTCTTTTCAAGTAGTTCCTTATACTCTTTATTTAAGTCGGTCATTCTTAGACTAGCGGCAAAAACTTTTTCATAAGTAGCAGCTTGATTAGGATCTGTTAAATCTAAATCTTTTATATCCCTGACTCCACTTTCTTGCATTAAAGAATCTCTTAAATTGATTGACTTTGAATAATCGTATTGATTTTTATCTATTCTTAACTTTAAAAGTATTATTTGCTCTATACTATTTTCTTCTGTGTGATTTAAATCTTCTAATTGTCCATGATAACTAGCCCATTCGTCACAAAAAGAAATCCATTCATCTTTATTTAAAATATTCTTTAAACGTCTACCGCGAGAAGAGTTTGCTATATCTTTTATCCAGTATTCTCTGTCAAGATTTTCAAAAGAATTATTTTTTTCTTTATCGCCATTTTCTTTTGGAAAAATTTTACTCTTATATCTATCTATTGTTTTTGTCGAACAACCAAGATGTCTAGCTATTTCAACAATAGACATTTTGTCTATATTTTCTTCAATAAATTTAATCTGAGAACTAGAAATCTTTTTATTCATTTAGAATTCCATTCAATAAGTATTTCTCTTATTTTTGAATCTAGTTTATTTTTATAATATGAAGTAACAGCCTCATTAGCTAGGCAGGCTAGATATATTTCTTTATAAATTTCATCAAGCCTAGACAGCACAAAATCTTGAAGCTCTTTATATTCAATATCAAGCTCAATATTAGATTTAACTATTGAATTTTTATCTAAAGATAAATTTGAGTCCTCAAATGAATTAGCTGAATTTGCTAATTTTCTTCTAGATTCGGCATGCTTTTTATTTACAGAAGAGCAATTATCTCTATAAAAATTTTTTAATCTATTTTTAGCAATCTTATTAAGCCATTTTTCTAAGTTTTTTTTGGGATTTTTATCTTTTTCTTTATTTTTTTCGTAAAACTTAAGTTGCTGAATACATATTAATCTAACCTGAGATTCTATATCGTCTTCTGTCATGAATCCAAATTTTTTAGATCTGTGTGTTTTAGCCACACAATCTATAACTTCAATAACGTCAGAATATGAAACCGTCCAATTTTTTGTTCGATTCTCTTTTAGAAAATTTTTTACCGGGTCCTTTTCCTTCACCTATAATCTTAGGTAAATTTGGACTTTTTTTTAAAAAAATAGGTCTTATGTAATTAGGATGTGTAATATTTATAGAATTAAACCAAAGGTAAAAATGCTTAATATTAATAACAAAAAAAGATGGACCGAGATAGAAAAAAACTTTTTAAGATCTAATGCCGAAGTAATGAAAGATGTAGATATATCTACACACTTAAGAAAAACTCTTAAGTCTGTTAGAGAAATGCGAAGAAGATTAGGTTTAATAAAAGAATCTGGAAGAGGAAGGGTTAAACTTAAGGATAAATAATGTCTTTATTAACACTAAACAAGCAAGTAAGCCCATCTGCGGATAACTGGTTGAACCAACAGTCAGCCTCGCAAAATAACGGATCTGATATAATATTAACGGTTTCTTATCAGTCAGGAGTTAAAGGTGTTAGTATTATGAGATTTACAGTACCGCAAGATATTACGGCTAAAAATTTTAACAGGGCGGAGTTAGTACTAAGCCAGGTCGGATGGGAAGGAATAGGAGATCCTCCTATAGAAAACGTAAGTTTAAAATCAGCTTACTTAAATAATACGGGATGGACAGAAAACGGATCAACCTGGAACCTTTCTAGAGCAGGTACGTCGTGGAACGTAGCTGGAGCTTATCAGAGCCCGGATATCATAACAGAAACTATAACAAGCCAAACTTTAGAACACGATGGAACACAAATTGGACAAAAAATATCAATAAACGTTGATCAGATAGTATCATATGCGATTGAAACAGCTCAAGTTTCTTCTTTTTCTATATCTTTGTGGACAGAAACGTCAACAATATGGAATTATGGAAGCAAAGAAAACTCTACAGTTTTGTATAGACCATATATGATATTTTATTATGACACAGAAAGAAAAAAGTCGAGGCTAGGAAAGTCTAAAGTGGCAAAAATACCTACCTTATGATTTCTTTTTCTTTTGAGGATGACAAGATGGAAGCAAGTCAACATCAAATGGTTTTCTTTTAAAAGATCCTGTTCTTAAAGCGTGTAAAAAACCATTAACTCTAGCATAAGCCCATTGCTCTGGACCACTGACGTTTGGCCTAACGCTCTGAGGGTTCGTTTTATAAGCGCCAACCCCTCTTCTAAACACCGCCATAAGAGTAGAGGTTGATGTTTTTTTACAAGAATCTGATCCATATTTTTCATTGTGATTAGCGGCTTTTTCGCTAAGAGTTTTTCTAACAGAACTAGAAACTTTTGCCGCGGTGGCAAATAATACGATGTCTATATAACTTAATGGTTTTTCTGAACCTTCTATTTCAATTTCATTTGTCATTTGCAACCTTTGTATTTTTATCTAAAAATTCTTTTTTAGCCCATAATAGGCTTATAACTGCGACTGGAGCATACCAAAAAAGCCATGAGTAATTATTTTCTTTTACACCAGGATCGTCAATTCCATCTTTTAATTTTAATGTCATTGGTGAATCACGTCTCTCTGTAGGTATTATTTCTGGAGTAATAGAACAGCTTGAAAGTAGTATTAATGATGATAAGATTAAATATTTCATATTAACTTTTGTTTGATGCTGCAGCACTACCGAAATAAAAGCCAACTATACTAAGTAATATTTGCCTATATTCTTCAGCGTATAAATATCCATTCAGTTCTACAAAAAACTTTTTCCCATACTCAGGAATCATACCCAAAAGCAGTTCTGGTGATTTAGCGTCGATTTCTACTATGGTAGGTATTCCAAAAAAAGGTAAGATAAATGGCGCCGCCATTGTACCAAAAAGAACAGTTAAAACAATTAATTGCCTAACGCCTTTTCCTATGTCTATAGGAACACGATTTACGGCGGAATTAATCATTTTATCTTTGTGTTCATTAAGAGTTATTAGCCTTTCTAGTATTTGCTTATCGTTCTCTCTTTTTTCAGCTAGATAACGAAACACGAAACCAGTGATTCCGCCTCCTAGCATGGAAATGAGTTCGATTGGTATCATTTTTTATTAAATTTCCTGATTTGTTTGTGCATTTGCTCTCTAGTCCTGCAAGGCATATAATATGTGGTATTTGCCTTCATACCTGGCTGCTTTCCTTCTATATTAAAAAATTTCTGTATAGTCTCACAGCCTAATTTGGTAGCTAATTTTTTAGCTGCTTTTTTTCTTGTGAAAGTATAAGATTTATAGTCTTTTGGGTCTATTTCGGAAGACGTATAGTCTTTTACGCTTTTATTTCTTTCCCACATTTTACAAGACCAATATCTAGCCTTGTGCTTAGGACCAGGGTTGTCGTCGCAGCTGTGTCTAGATCTAAAATTTTTTCTTCTCTGATCACTATCTCTTTTGATTTCCATATTGGGATCACCAAAAGTTACTCTAACCACATTTCCTTTATCGTTTTTAACATAAACATAAAACTTCTTTTTTCCATAACCTGGATCGCCCTTTTGTATTCTTCTTGGTTTGTTTAATGATACTTTTTTCTTATCCATTTTTCACCTAAATCTTTGTTAACTGGTCTTCGGTTTTTGCTAAAACATCACCGACTTTGAAAGTAGAGCCGTTGTTGAGGACTTTGTAGTGAATTAAAAATCCAGAATTGTTTGGCAGCTCTTCTATCTTAACAACATTACCTATGCTTCCATAGTGCATACATTTATTATTTGTGTTTTTTACCTTGTCTCCTACAGTAAAACCCTTGTAACTGGCTTTTTGAGCAGTAGATTTGTTGTTTAAGAACTTTTTGATCCTATCTTGTATTGAAGATTTCATCAAAGTGTATACACATTATGGCGATTTCAAAAAGCAGCACGAAATCAAGGGCCAGGGCAAAAGCTAAAAAAAGGCTTAAGAAAGATTTTATTAAGCACAAAAATGTTCAAAATTTTTTAAAAACAGTGAAAGACCAATGTAAAAAATGTAGAGTAAAATTTATATTGGCGGATCATAGTACCGTTGGAGAAAAAGGCTTTGGGGGTCTGTATGGTTATTTCTTGGAGCCATCTCGAACAAAAGGAGAATTAAAAGTTGCTGTGAAAAATATAGAGCCTAAAGAATGGATTTATACATTGGCTCATGAGTACGCTCATTTTTTACAGTGGTTTAACAATGATCCTATTTATAACACAAAAAGTTATGAAAAACTTGAAACAGAGACCGAAAGACAGGCGATTAAAATCTTGAGAAGATTTAAAATACCAATGAATTTTACTTTGCTCAAAAAAGAAAGTAAGAGATATATTAACGGTCTTTACGATTTTAATGAAGATTAATCTTTATCCGATGCCGCCGCCAATTTCTCCGCTCTCGCCTCCGCCCGGAGGATCTACAGGTTCTCCGCCTTCGTCGTCATCTCCTCCTTCAAACCCTCCGCAGTCGTAAGGCAATCTGCCTTCGCAGTCCTTCTGAAGAACGTCTTTGAGTCTTTGCTCAACCTGAGCTTGTGAGGTTTGGTTAACACCAAAAGACGCGCCAGCAGCCAAGATTAAAAGCGGCGTCAGTCTTTTAGCAGATGCAACCACATCA